CTCAACGTTCGTAATGCTGCTAAATGGCTACACGGGCACAGTCAATACTATCACAGCGTCGTTTGATCCTGCAAATTCTAATCACTTTGCCTCCAATGCCAGCATCAACCGCGATCCTACAAAGATCGAGGAGAAGGGACACTACCTCTACACTTACTATGATGTTCCTGCGTCACTTGCAGTTGTGACAGGATCAGGTATCCTTGACGCAGCATCTGCACGTATCTTTACAGGACTTGAGGATGCGGCATTCATTACGACAGGCAGCCTCACAAGAGACACAAGCTCTGCAACAACACCCAACTACGAGAACTTTAGCGAGCGGTTTACACACCCCAAGACACCCTTCGTTGTCTCACAAGATTTTGGTGGAACAAAGTACGACCTCTTCAGGATACACACACTTGGTGACGGTGCTTACAATAACACGCGCTTTGTGTTCAACATCCAGAACATCGTGCCAGGTGTAGACAACGAAACATACGGAACGTTTGATCTCGTGCTCTACAGCTATCCTGTAGGTCAGGTGTTCAACCTTACACCCGTTGCAGGCGTTGACTTCACTGGATTGACGCTTGATCCCGACTCACCCAACTACATTGCACTTCGCATCGGTGACCAGAACACGTACTTCGACTTCGACAAGGGCATCACATCTCAGAAGATCGTCACAGATGGCGACTATCCAGTCATCAATCCCTACATTCGTGTTGAGATGTCTGACCAGTTCCTCGCAGGTGAAGTTCCAGTCGCAGCGCTCCCCATTGGTCACAGAGGCTACGGACACTTAGTCACATCAGGTAGCGCGCTGCTCACAAATCTCTCTGATACCGCCCGCTTTGCATCAGGTCAGACAGACGTCCTCAAGCGCGTCATTGAGCCACCCATCCCATACCGTAGAAACATCTCAAACGGCGGCGTGGTGGATACATCTCTGGCATGGGGCATCCAGTTCACAGACGTGCCAAGCGTCTCTGACTTTAACTCAACAACAGCTAAGCTGTCCTACATTGACAGTCACACGAAGTTCTTCCCATCATTTGCTCCCGCAAACATGAACGTCTTCGTTGACAACAATCCTGGCGCAGCAACAACAAATGGCAACGTCCTCGATGTCGACGTCTTCAACAGCAACTTCTTCTCACTTGAGAGGATAAAAGTTGTGACAGGATCGTCAGCAATCAACAATCGCGCTGATAGCTCACAGTGGGCGAATGCAACATACGTCAGAAACGGTAACATCTCTCCTGACGCTGCAGCAAAGACACGTGCTTTCCAGGTAGACGACCTCCGCGAGACGGGCAACAGGCAGTTTGCATCGTTCCTGTTCATCGCCCAGGGTGGCTTCGACGGCACCAACATCTTCAATGCTGACAAGGCAGCACTCACAAACGACGCCGTCAAGAGAGAGATCGACGACACAGCAGGTCAGGGTGGAACCGCAGGGCCCACTGTGGCAGCCTACCGCAAGGCAGTCGACATCATGGGCAGCAAGGATGACGCTGACATCACACTCCTGACAATTCCAGGCATCAGAAACAGTGTCATCACTGACTACGCGATCAGCGCAGTCGAGAACCGCTTTGACACACTCTACTTGATGGACATCGAGGAGCGTGACAGCTACAACGTCGTCCTGACAGGCTCTTATGACGGTGCCACAGTGAGCATCACAAATACGATCAACGCCTTCAGCAATCGTGGGCTCAACACATCGTTTGCAGCAGCATACTTCCCTGACATCAACATTCCTTTCCAGGGATCAACCACACGCGTCCCACCCAGCGTCGGCGTCTTGGGTGCATTTGCTTACAACGATCGTGTATCATATCCCTGGTTCGCGCCCGCTGGAGCAAATCGCGGTGTCATCACGACAGTCGGTTCAGCTGCAACGCAGATCAAGCAGGGCACACTCGCTGACTCGATCTACGACGCACACATCAACCCCATCCTCGACATCACGGCCAACTCCGATCGAAAGCTGGTGATCTACGGACAGCGGACACTGCTCGCAAAGGCATCAGCACTCGACCGCGTCAACGTCCGTCGTCTACTCATCACGCTCCGCCGTCAAGTTCGCGCTGTGTCCAATCAGATCATCTTCGAGCCCAACACTGCAGCAACGCTGGAGCGCTTCAACAGCCTCGTCAATCCCATCCTCGCATCGATCCGCGCGAAGGGTGGCCTCGACCGCTACAAGGTTGTGATCGACTCGACAACCACAACTCAGGCCGACATCAACAACAACACGATCCGTGGTAAGATCTTCATCCAACCTACCCGCAGCATCGAGTTCATCGCACTTAGCTTTGAACTTACCAATGCAGGCGTTACACTCACTTGATAGATAGTTAAAGACAGGAGAATTTAATATGGCAGAGACACTCTCAGTCACCGACATGCTTCCCAATAAGTTTGAGCCGAAACGTTCCCACCGTTGGGTTTTCGCACTCGAGGGTATCGACTCATATCTTATCTCAAAAGCAGCGCGTCCAACTATTTCAAACTCTGAAAAGACAATTCCCTGGATTAACAGCACACGCTACCTCGCAGGTAAGTTCACATTCGGTGATCTGGCAATTGAGCTTCACGACCCCATTGCTCCGTCGGGTGCTCAGCAGGTCATGGAGTGGATCCGCACTCACCAGGAGATGGTGAGCGGCCGTGCCGGCTACGCTGACTTCTACAAGCGTGACTGCCAGCTCAAGATGCTCGATCCTGTCGGAACTGTTGTTGAGCTTTGGGATATCAAGGGTGCGTTCATCAAGTCAGCAACGTATAACGGCGTTGATTACGGATCAGATGAAATTATGAAGATTGCGCTCACTCTGAAGTTTGATAACTGCGTACTTCAGTTTTGATCTTTCTCATTTAACAGTTGAAGCTCCCGTCTATACTTTTAGTTGGGAGCTTTTATTTTGGCACGCAAGAACGATATTTTTACAGCAAGTCAGGCGACACAGAAGACAACTTCTCCTGTTGAAGGTGTCATGCGTCAAGATCCAATGAAGGAATTTGGCTGGGAAGTTCCCTATGAGATTGCGCCGCTTCCTTCACGTGGCCTTGTCTACGACAAGAATAGCCCATTGCACAACAAAGAAAGTATCAGCATCAAGGCAATGACTGCCAAGGAAGAAGACATTCTTCTTTCTCGTGCCTTCTCTAAGGCGGGAACAACAGTATCAGAATTGCTTCGCTCATGTATTTCTGAGCAAGGGGTCGATGCATCTCATCTCCTGTCAGGAGATCGGCAGTCGATCCTCGTTGCCATACGAATTACTGGGTACGGATCGAGCTATGATGCCGAGGTCATCTGCCCAGCTTGCGTCAGTCGAGTGAAAAATCAGTTTGATCTGTCAGCTTTGACGCTTCATCCACTTGAGATCGAGCCTAAGATGCCAGGCATCAATGAGTTTGAGTTTGTCTTACCTGTGACAAAGAAGCGTGTCATCTTCAAGTTCTTGACTGGGCGTGATGAGGAAGAGCTTAGTATTCTAACAGAGCGCCGCCGCAAGCTCCTCGGCGACGCTGCAGAAAATCCTGTCACAACAAAGCTTTCCCACCAGATCATCTCAATCGAAGGCATCACAGACAAGAATAAGATTAGCACATTCGTCACGAACATGCCTGCAGCTGACAGCCGAGCACTCAGGAACTACATCGAGAAGAATGAGCCCGGCATCGACATGAATGTGCAGATGACATGCCCAAGCTGCAGCGCAGAGAGCGAGGTGGGCCTGCCAATCGGCCCATCCTTTTTTTGGCCTAAATCCTGAGCACCGCGAAGTGATGCTCGAGGAAGCTTTCATCCTCGGGATGCACATGCACATGTCGTACGACACCGTCTATCACCTGCCAGTTCGTTATCGACGCTGGTTCATTGAGCGCCTGATCAAGTACAACACACCCAAGCGTGCGTCTGCCATGGAAGATGTCGATACGCCGCTCGTGAAAGCGACGTAGACGAATACATAAACATAAGAGTGTAAAGCATGGCAGATCCTGCAGTTGAAAGTGCACAAAAACGTCTTGAGATCGAGGAAGCGATCGCTCGCGTCATGGTCAAAGAAGGCGAGATCATGGTGCAGAATGAGAAGCTTAAAGCTGCTCAGGCTGCGGGCAATCTTAGAGAAATTCAAGCTGCTCAAAATGAAATAGGAAAACTTGAAGGTAAGATTGAAGGTCTTAGGAAGTCGACGGGTATAGTAACCTCACAAACGTCTAATTTTAGTAGAGCGATCAAAGATGTTGGCACCTCATCGGCTTCCACAAGAAGTTCTATCGGGGGTGTGTCTGACGCGACAGGAATGTTTGGTGCAGCCACAGGGGCTGTGATAGATCAACTGGTACAATTTAGAGAACAACTACAAGGTATCTCTCAAGATCGATACGACTTCGTGACTTCTATATCTGAAGCAATCGGTGGCTCGTCGCGCTTTTACGCTTTGAATGCTGAAAAAGTTAATTCATTCGATGAAGAGATGTCGACCTATCAACGTAATAACCTTGATCGCATGCAGGTGTACTACAGAAACTTAGGCAGCTTGGCTAAAATAAACGGAAAAGATCTATCAGACGCACAGATGGAAGTCATCGGAGCAGTCGGTGCTGGTTCTGATGCTTTCCAGAAAGGGCAGTTTGCAGCTAGGAAGTTCTTTGGGCTCGCATCTGGTTTTAGAAAAGACGCGCAGGGCCAAATACTGCCCGATGGCTTCTTTCGGATCCAGGGCATACCAGTTGAAGATGTGTTCGGTAGCGCTGCCGCCGCAATGCAACCTCTCACAGACATCCTGTCTGATGAGACACTAACAACAGCGTTTTCGAAGCGTATCCACGATGAGGAGAGTGCCGAGGCGGTCATCAATGACACGCTGCGCATGAGCACAGCCATCAAGGCGTTCGGCATCTCGTCGGCACAGGCAACTGAGCTCGTACGATTGAACTACATCAACACGGGCGAAGCGAGCACAGATTACTTCAATACAGTCGTCAAAGCAGCGACTTACGGTGAGAAAGCATTCGGTTATAGCAGTCAACTCATCATCAGCGACGTCATCAAAATGTCAAATAACTTTGACACATTTGGTTTTAGAACTGCTGAGGATTTTGCAAAGATTTCAGCTGCTGCACACGATGTGCATCTAACCATCAACGACCTACAAAGTGTGATGGGTAAGTTCAACACGTTCGAGTCAGCAGCGGGTGCAGTTGGACAGCTAAATGCAGCGTTGGGAACTAACTTCGACGCAATGGAGCTGATGACACTCAAGTTTGAGGATCCTGCGCAGTTTATCCAGCGCTTGCGTGACGGCTTCGTGTCAGCGGGCAAGACGTTTGAGGATCTCCCGCAGACATACCGATCGATGATCACCCAACAGCTGGGTATCACGATGGAAGGATTGCGCGGGATCATGGATGGGTCGGCACGCAACCTTGACGACCTCACACAGCAGCAGGAAGATGCAACTGCTCTTTACGATAAAGCGGGTCAAACAGAAGCAGAGAAGCAAGCAGCACTTGACGAGATCGTCAAAGGACGCGTCAAGATCACGGGCGACATGATCGAGTCAGCAGGAAACATGGCTGAACAGGCCATGCGTGCAGCGAACCGGTACGAGAACACAACCAATCTATACATACAACGAACTGCCGAAGTGGCTGACAGCATCAACGACACTGCAGCGAAAATTGCGCAAGGCACAATACCAATGCTTAGAACTCAGATTGAAAGTCAAGTTGCAGCAATGTCAGGTGTACTCAAGGGTGTTCTTGATAACGCAAAGTTGACACAAGATGCAATTAAAGAGGTTACAGCGGCAGCACGTGCTGCATATGCAGCATCGAGTCAATTAGCTGCAGACTTTGAAAAGAACTTCCCGGGCTTTATAGATGCCGCGAAGGGCGGGGGCGCACCCAGACCGCTGCCCGTGCCAGACACAACGCCGCCGACCCCCGCCTTCCCTGGGGGCGACGTGGTTGTCTCACCTGTCGCTGCACCCGGAGGCAGCACAGTTCTCACTAAGGGCTTTGGTGAGATGGGCGAGATGTCCGTCTACCTTGATGACCGCGACTGGGTGCGTGCCGGGCCGCTTAAAGAGCCTACTCCAGAACCTCAGCCTGCACCGCAGCAAGCACAACGCACCAACCTCCCAGCTGTGTCTGACGCCATCCGCGCGTCCTTACAGGGTGTCGGCACATCACTTCGCATCGAGCTTGATGTGGGCCAGTTGACTGACCTCGTCCTTCGTGATATCATGATGAACAAACCTAACGTCTTCGGCGGGATAGGCTGATGCACGTCAGAGATCTCCTTGATCTGACAGTTGAAGAGCAGGCAGCACTGCAGCATTTTGAGAAGGAGCTCGATCGCCTCGCAGCCTCCTCGCCTCCCGTGATCTCAGAGACAGAGATAAGTAAGATTGAGACATCGTTAACCAGCATCATCGAGGAGATCGTCGACCGTGGCAGAAAGCAGGCAAACAAGAGCAACGCTTAGAGATTTTCTCGCCGCCCGTGGGTCGAGTGCGTCATCTATCACACTGACACCTGATGCATCCAGCTCACCTCCAGGCGGTGCCTTCAATGAGGGCGACGACCTCGGCGTTGATCCGAACACTGCAGAGCCGCTGCTCGGGCTCGACGGCTTGGCGGCGGCATATGTCGCCTTCCTAACACAGCAGAGTGGCAACCTCTACGAGATCACACCACAAGGTGAGGAAGCACCCTCATCTAACCGCGGTGATCAGCTCCAAGATCCTAGTCAGCAAGGTGCTGCTCGCGTCTTTGTCAGGCCAGGCACGACGCTGGGACAGGCGATGCAGCTGTCCAACAGCGGCATACAAGATGCCACTGACTATCCCATCGCATCTTACCTCGACAAGACGGGCGGCAATCCTGATCTGAGCGGCGACGGATTACTTGCGTCAGTTTTGGGTCGACCTCTGGATTTGACAGGTAATCCAGAGATTGACACGCCAGTCAACACTGCCACGCAGAGTGGAAAGATGCAGACAGGCGTCCTGCAGACGCTTGACAACAATAACAGGGCTGCACCTCCGATTGAGCCCGGCTCACTGTCGACAGTCGCGATACCAAATCGGATAACGATCAACGAGATCGACCAGCAACCGCTGCAATCGGCACAGCGAGCGTTTGGTGACTACGACAAGGATGACGGTGCCACATCCCAAGCTTACACATACGACAGGTTGCGGAATGTAGGCGCTTGGCTGATCGCGTCTGCAGCGGGTTACAACATGCCTGCAGGTGAGAATGAGCCCCAAGATGTCGAGCAGTTCTTTACACAGGGCATCAATCCCGACGCTCGCATCAGCACCGTTGCCAATCAGCTTGCCACTAAGCGAGGCAACGACACGATCACGCTGGACGACACGGTGGCATCCAACGCACCAGGCTATCCCAAGCAAGCGTCAGGTGCCTCCATGCGCGCCGACCGTGGTGTGGTCAAGCCACCCGATGAAGATGCACCCTACTCTGAGCAGACAACGACGTCTTATACGTCTGAGACACCCTTCTCTGACACGTCCCGTAAAGGTAATGCAAATCTGGCACAAGCAAAGGCGCTCCTCGCGATCACCCGCTTGGCAGAGCTAGTCAACGCTGATCTTGTGCAGGATCCAGTCGGAGCCAAGAAGTCATCAAGTGAGTTGAAGAGTTTAGGGCCCTACTTCATGGGCGGATCGATCTATGGGCGCGTCAACGCGATGCACAGGATGATCTTGGGTGTCACATATGTTCCAACTCGCAACGCGTACAAGGATGCCGTCGTCGCTGGTATGGGTGTGATGCTGGGCAAGGATCTGTCTAGCGGCGGCACACCCCGCCAGATCGGCGACTACTACGGCGCGATGCCAGTATCACCTGGCTTCTGGGAGGCAGTCGCAAAGTCAGCTGTTGACACTATCAGACAGATGCGTGTGTCAGGTGACATCGCTGATGCGCTCTCTCCGCAGTACTACGTCGATCTGAGCAGGAGTAAGGCCGTCAAGATGATGAACGCGTTTGCCACAGTCGGTGACATCATCCTCCAGGTGACAGGCAAGACGTTCGACCCAGAGACGATTGGATCTGACATAAGGACGGCTGCTGGGATCGAGCAAGTTGACGATCTACCCGTGACGGCGGGCACACGCATCTCAAAGAGCAGAGAGGGATCGGGCAGGTCGCCCCTCGCGCTCAGCTGGCGTGGCAGTAGCCTACCCGGCCTCTACATGCTGTCAGACGACGTCGTGCGAGCGTCGCTTCAGATGGGTAACCTGCTAACAGGTGAGAACCCAGCACGAGGCATGCTCGCCTCCTCGTTGATCGACAAGACGTACACGGATCCCACGCTGAAGGGCTCCAAGGCGCGTATTCCAGGTGACATCGTCAAGATCATCGAGGACAAGCTCGACGCCGAGTACGTCCCTTTCTACTTCCACGACCTCCGCACCAACGAGATCATCTCCTTCCACGCGTTCCTGGAGCAGCTATCTGACACATTTGCAGCTAACTACTCCTCCTATAAGACGTACGGTCGCGCCGACCCGATCCAGATGTACTCATCTACCACCCGCACGCTATCGCTATCGTTCACGATCGCTGCGACATCCCGTGATGACTTTGATGAGATGTGGTATAAGGTCAATCGTCTAATTGCTTCGACCTATCCCAAGTACACGAAGGGACAGAGCGTAGAAAACTTAGCGAGCGGAATTAAGTTTGAGCAACCCTTCAGTCAGGTCATCGGTGCAACTCCGATCACACGGTTGCGCATCGGCGACGTTGTCAAGAGCAACTACTCGCGCTTTAATCTTGCTCGCTTCTTCGGCATCGGCAGCGAAGGCACAGACGTGAGTAAGTTTGACAAAAACAAAAGCAACGCTCCGGCAGCAATACAGACACCCACTCCAGAGACGCCAGCGCAGGCCGTAGCAAGTGGTTTGGCAGGGTTCTTTGGCCTTGGAAAGCGTGCAGAAAACTTATCAATGTTAAAATTCTATGCTCTGTTTGGCTCACCTGTCAAAAGCGCTGCTTCTGCATTTGATCCCGAGAAAGTGAATAACGCTAAAGTTCTCAATACAGCAGCGACAAACATTGCATCAAACTTCTTAGTCAACGGGTTTGTCAATCCTTTAGGCTACGGATTGATGACGGCTGGTACTCAAAATCCTGACAATCCTAACAACACAGATCTTGAGAGCGCTTTTGGCGTATCTGATGCACAGAATGGGGGATTTGTTCCCAATTTAACGGTCGCATTTTTAAAGCCTAGAGAGCGCGCGTATGACACAGTTGATGCTGCTGGAAATGTGATTGGTAAGTTTACAGCCCGCCGGTCGCTCAAAGTTCATATCCTGCGGCGCCTGGAGCACACAGATAGATCAACTTTCCGAAATGAACCTTGGAGCACAATTAATCATATTGCCGATCAAGATGTGACCACAAGAGAGACACACTACATCGTGACAGTGATCGATCCCACACAGTTTAACCCGGCAAATCGCGACGGTGAGAGTGACAAAGCTGCAGGTGAAAACATTTTGGTCACTCACGATGACCTGCAGCCAGATCTTGGCAGTGTCTTCTCACCTGCAGCTTTAGCCATCAATCCAGCTGGAACTTTGATAGATGCAGTTCTAACAGGTGTAGACACAGTAGCTGCAGTTGGCAATTTAAACGTCTCAAGCCTCATTGACAATGCAACTGACACAGGCGTCAAGGGTTTCATGTCTCCCGAGAACAACACAATAGTCAGATCATTTGAGCACAACAAGGGTCGCGGCCTCGCAGGCGTCATCAAGCAGCTTTCCTTCAACTGGATCGACTTCAACTGGGAAACTGACTGGGGTGCCCGCGCCCCAATGGGCACGAAAGTGACGATCTCCTTCGAGTGCATCCACGACCTCCCACCTGGCCTTGATGAGAGCGGTTACATGCGTGCTCCGACCCATAACGTTGGCTCTATCATGAACACAATCGCAGGTGACCCGTATGACGATGGTGGCACGATCTCTCGGGCGAACTTCTCAAGGCAGGGTGCCTCTAGTGTGGTGAAGAAGTAATGGCAAGAAGCAGATACACATTCGTGAGCCGCATCAACAACGGGCAAGGGATCGCCAACTGGCTGGGTGGGGCGACGATCTTCAACGCCGTGCTGTCAGGTGAGCTTGAAGCTGACACAATCGTCCTGACACAGGGGCAGCGACTTGACCACCTCGCAGGTCAGTACTACGGCAACGGTAGATACTGGTGGATCATCGCAGCAGCAAGTGGAATTGGTTGGTCATTGCAGTGCCCGCCCGGCACCGTTGTTAAGATCCCCAAAAACCTCGACGCAGCGTTGAGCATCGGACGTTAATATGGGCAAGACTGTCAACCCCTCTCTAAACAACACAAACTTCACGCCGACATCTGAGCTGCAGGTTGCTTACAAAGATCTACGTGAGTACCTGATGCTGAGAAGTAACAATGAGTTACTCGAAGACACATCAGCCAGCGCATCTTCATCAAAGACAAGTAACAATCAATCCAATAATACACTTGGAATATCAACAATTCTATCACCCGATGGTGCATTTTTCTCAAAAGATATTCCTGACATTCTAAAGCAGTTAAATCTGCAACCTGCTACTCAAACTGGTGTAAAAGACACAGGCGATATTAATGTGTACAGCGCAGTTGACAGTGATTATGGAAAAAATTTGTTTGATGCCGTCGGCATTAAAGTCGACAAATTTGAAGTAAGTTCCTACAGCGTCGCTGCAGCTGTTAGTGAAGTAAGTGTTGACATTTCTAGCAAACTTGCAGAGATTGACTTAAGACGCGCGCAGATAGCAGCAGATCGCGATGTTTTAAGAAGCATTTCACCGCCGCCTGCCGACCTTGCAGCAAAGTTTACTGTGTTAAATACAGAAGATGCAAGCCTAATAGGACAACGGCTGAAACTAAGCTCCGAACTTCGTCAAAATAGAAAAAGATCTGACGCACTTAAAGATGCAAAAGACAAAAGAAAAGCCGTCTTGTTAAGAGACATCAACAAAAATGGTGATACACCTAATTTTGACAATACACATGTGTCTCTCTATAGGCACGTTGGGCAGTATCTCGACCCCGCGTCAGCAGCTTCTGACTATTGCAATATCTTCTTTAACGCCATCGACAGCATTAACATGTCAATGTGCGTTCCATTTTTTCGGCTCAACATCATCGATCGATTTGCAAAGAAGAAAGGGCGCCACTCAAAGCTGTCGCTATCAGCTTTTTTGAAGCAATCAACCGACAAAATGGGTGACAAGATCTTCTATGAGGCAGAACCTTTCACAACAAACACATCTGTATCTGTAGCAAAAAAATTAAAAAGTGGAAAAGTTATAAGTACAGAAGCATTTTTTGCGCCACAGACACTGCTACCTGACCCCACAGAGATCTTGTCAAATCCTCGTCGTCTTGATACGTCTGTCCCGTTGATGTCTCTCAACAGCTTCAGTATTGGAATTGAGACAGTAGGCATTGCGCTTCTATCAAAGAAGACGGCAGATCTGTCTATTACGCTGCACGATCGCTCAAGGCTAACAGACATATCACCGCTTGTCTCTGTGGGCAACTTCTCATCTTTGTACTTTGAGATCGAGTGGGGTTGGACACACCCACACGGTGAAGCAAAGTTTGATAATCCTGTTGCACGCTACCTCAACTCACTGAGATATCGTGAAGTTTTTTCACCTACGTCCTACAACATGACAATGGCAGACGGCGGTGCAATGAACATTTCTATACGTCTTATCGGTGGCGGTTCACTCGACGCAGTTAACGGATCGGTCTTGAACGGTGGGTTCTTAACAAGAACATACGCATCGCAGATGCTTGACAAGCTGATTAAATCAGAGATTGCTGCCGAAGAAGGCGATGAAGCAGCCACAGAAGAGATTAGAGCTGTGACTAAAGTTCTAGTTGATAAATCTAGAACAGCGCACATGGTGGACGGATCTTTTGTGAAAGAGCTGTGGTCGTATGTTGATTACGAAGCCAGAACGCCCGAATCAAGAGCGACTTTAATCAAAAATCTTCAATCTATCTTGGAACAAAGTGATTACTACAAGAACGAAGAGGTATTTAGCGTAATCAGAAATAATATACCTCTTGTGACAAGCTACTCTCCATCATCTGTAAAATTTGAAGCGCTGAAGAGTAGATACGGATCTCAAGTCGATGTCAAGGATTTCACTTCTGTGGCTAGTTACCTTGCTCTCTTGATTGGCTCGCCACTTGCATCAACAGGCCTTTACTCCGAAGTTCAGATACACACTTTTAAATTTAATGATGCTGCTGGAGCGATGGCAGGAATGCAGATCTCTGACGCGCCTATCAGAGTTGCCGATGTTATTAAAAATTCTGACCAAGAAGGCTCTCTTGCACAGAATACAAGCATCTCAAACGCACTGTCTCTTCTTGCAAATTATCTCAGCAATCCCAAACAGCCGCTGTATGAAATTTCATCATCTACAGAGTATTCAAAAATAAAAGTTGACGAGCCAAAGAAGGATGATAAAGATCCTGCTGCTGCGCCCGATCAAAAGGCACAAGATAAACCAGATAGTTTTAAAAAGCCCGACGACTTCACAACACCCAACATTAGATACATCATCAGAAGCATTCCTGCCAAAGAGTATACGAATGAGAGTAAGAAGACGATCGCTGATTACGTTGTCAATCCTGAAAAACTGGTCGCACAAGTCATCATCTACGACGCAAACTCATCGCCAAATTACAACAAGATCATCGGCGCGTACAGCTACGGTAAGCTGAAAGGTAAGGACGGAGAAACGATCACACCTGACTTCGCCAAAGATGTCTTCAAGCGCGCTTTTCCAAGCATTGTCTACGGTGCCACAAATTCAATGTTAAAGTCAGTCAACGTCTCAACTGACATTAACAACGCAATCTCTCAACAGAACATCCTCGACATGGGAAAGGATATCTATCTGGGGCGCAGTAAGTCAGATGCGTCAACTGACGTGAGTGAGATTTCTCTCTTTCCAGGCTCAGTGACGATATCAATGATAGGACTGCCCATCATCGAACGTGGTCAGGAAGTCTACCTTGACTTGGGCACAGGGACAACTCTCGACGCTCTCTACTACGTTACATCAGTCAAACACGACTTCCGACCAGGAGAGTTCACTACTAACCTCACACTGACTTACAAGGGACAAGGCTCAGTGATGAGTTTGGATACAATGCTCAAGCAGTTTAATGACACGCTGAAGCCCAAAGAGAAAGCACCTGAAGCTGTTAAACCTACAACATCGGCACCAACCACATCATCAGATCTTCCACCGCTTGGTAGGCAGACGGGTGTAATTAGAACAGTTCCTATTACATGATAAATTTAGGATTTTTGTGTATGATCTGTGTATGCACAATTTTATTAGTATCAATGCAAAGTGTATTGGAACAATTTCTGATTTTAGGACAGATGGAAGTAGTTTTATACTAGAAAGTGATACTAAAAATGATGTTTGGAGTTGGTCGTGTGACGCAACCTTAAACAGCCTGCGTCACATTTCCTTGGCAACTGATACTAAGGTAGCGTCGATTCCACCGTCTTCACACGTTACAGCGTGGGATACACTCGGCACTTCCCCTCCCTGGGCGCAGGCGCTTCCTCCCCACGTCTTCAAGAAATGGCTCCAGAAGTTCTCTGCTGATCTCCTAGCACTTCGCGACCGTTGGGCTGACAGTTACTATGGCCGTGACTATCAAGTTCAACAGAGATTACTGCAGAGATTGCAGCAGCCTCATGTCGACATTAATGTCATCAAGCAGATTGATGATGATCGTGTTGCAGCGTTTAAACCCGCTGACGGTGATCTCGCACCCCGATCCACATACGACATCTGGTCATCAGTCACCGGACGCATGTCGATCTGTGAAGGCCCAAACATCCTCACGCTTGACAAGCAGTACCGCAAGATCTTCAAGAGCCGCTATGAGGGCGGCAAGATCCTCCAGGTTGACTTCACGTCACTCGAACCCTGCGTCTGCTTGGCAATGCAGGGCAAGAAGTTCGCCGGGGATGCTTATGCATGGGCATCTGAACAAGTTGAGGTGCAGGTTCCACGTGAGGTCCTCAAGACAGCAATTATGTCCGCACTGTATGGCATGACACCTTCCAACTTCGCAAAGAAATTTGCTGACATTCCGCACGCCAACGATCTTCTCTTCCAGGTGCGTGATGCCTTCGGTGTTGATGCACTTACTAAGCGGCTACGAGAGC